GCCATGGCGCGGACCTTCACGCCCGAGATGCGCAAACGGTCCGGGTGCATCCTGTCGATCTCCCACGAGGGCAAGCTGAAGATCGAGTACGGGCGGGTCAAGCCGCAGGAGCGCACCGCCGCGAAGGCGTCTTTGTCCGGCTCCAGCAACGAGTTCAGCGCCAAGCCGCCGGCGAAGCCCGGCGAGGTCGCCGTGATCAGCGCGAAGCTGGCCGACCGTCTGTCGCAGAGCCTGAACGGCGCCGTGTCCCACATGATCGCCAGCGACGCGCGCATCGCGGCGGCCGCGCTGGTCGCCGCCTTCGCCAGCGGAGGCGAGGTCCTGAACGTGAAGGTCGGCGGCGGGTCCGGCGGCACCGACACCGACTTCGAGAAGGTGTTCGCCGGCACGAGCAAGGCCACCGTGCCGGAGCTCATGTCGATGCTGATGAAGGTCGCGCAGCAGGCGGTGAAGGTCGGCATCGAGAGCCTCAAGTTCGAGGCGCTCCCCTCGCTGCTCGCCGCGCTGAAGCCCGACGTCGTCAGGAAGGCGATCGCCGAGCACTTCGACGCGCAGGACTACTTCGCGTCGATCAGCGTGGCCGGCATCGCCGACGCGACCCTGACCGTCATGGGCGAAGACTACGCCGCCAAGGTCGCGAAGATGGGCAAGGCCGACGCGGTGGCGTTCGCGATGAACAACGTCGCCTCCGTCGGCTGGCTTCCGAAAGAGCTGCGCACGGTCCACTACACCGGGCCGGTCGAGCGTGACGCGGCGCCGGTGAAGAAAGCGCCTGCTGCCGTCGCGGGCAAGCCAGGCAAGGCCCCGAAGAAACCGCCGTCGATGCTATCGAAGGCGCAGCAGAAAAGCATCACGGACCAGTCCAAGAAGATCCTGAAGGAGAATTTGAAGCCGGTCGATCCCGTCAAAAAGCCGGCGAAGAAGGCCGCGAAAAAGAAGGTCAAGTAGACAGCCGCGGGGCGACGTGTCATGCGTCGCCCCGGCCCTTAACCGAACGACGGAGGAACGATCGTGGTTTTCAAGACGCCCCTGCAATGGCCGCAAGGCTACCCCAAGACGACCGCGCGCAAGCTTGCGCAGTTCGGCGCTCGACGCGAATCGGGGGGGTTCCGCAGCCTGAACATGACCGAGGCGACGCGCCGCCTGCGCGACGAGCTCGCGCGACACGGCGTTCGCGACCACGACGTCGACGTGGTCATCTCCACGAACCTGAACGTGGGCGTGAGCGGGCTACCGCGCGCTGACCAGGGCGAGCCCGGAGATCCCGGCGTGTCCGTCTATTGGGAGACGTCGGGCGGCAAAACTCGCAACATGGCGATCGACATCTACACGCGCGTTGCCGACAACATCGCCGCCGTCGCCGCCACGCTCGAGGCCATGCGCGCGATCGAGCGCCACGGCGGCAAGGTGATCCAGGACAAGGCTTTCGCCGGGTTCGACGCGCTGCCGGCGCCGGACAGCTGCTGGCAGATCCTCGGGGTTCCGTCCGACCCGCGCACCCACACGAAACAGGCCGTCATCGACGCTTTCAAAGAGATGGCGCGCCGCACCCACGACCACCGCAACATGCCGATCGACATGAACGCGCTGGTCAAAGCCCGCGACGAGGCTTTGGCCAGCCTGCGCGGAGATCTGTGATGGGCGCGGTCCTGAAGCACGAGATAGTTCGCGGGCGCATGACGCCGGCCGACAAAGCGACCATCGAGCAGCTTGCCGCCAGCATGTTGAGGCCGACGCCCGGGAAGATCGCGGCCAAGATCAACCGCCACCCGGCGACGGTGGCGTGGTTCATGCTGACCCGCGGGCTCGTCGAGCGTAAGCCCGGGCGGGCGACGCGAACCTACCAGCGCAACGGCGTCACGGTTCACCCCTACACCGAGGAGCACGACGCTTTCATCCAGGATCTGCGGAAGCAGGGACTCGGGTATCGCCAGATCGCGCTGCAGCTGACCGCGCGGTTCGGGATCCATCGCAACGGCACAAGCGTCAACGTTCGCCTCGTCCAGCTCGCGGCCGCGCCGGACGAGTAGAGATCGGGCGTCTGCCGGTGCGCGTCCTCCGTCGCCGGCAGGCTAACCCGCGGGGCCGGTCTCGGGAGAGGACCGGCCCCACCTTTCCCTTCCGTTCAACAGGAGACAAAGATGCCGAGCTACCACGACCTGCACGTCACGACGACGCACATCCCGCGGACGTCGGTCTTCGACCTGCCGTTCATGATCGACGTCCGCTGCTGCCGAACCGCCGGCTGGCAGGTTTGGGACATGTCGGCGATCCACGGCGAGCACGGCAAAAAGATCGCCGGAGAGTTCGCCGCCGACCACGAAGGCCTGCGCCTGGACGTCGCCGGCCACGTCATCGTCGACTCGCTTCCGTCGGCCAGCGTTTCGTTCCCCTACCTCGCCGTCGCGCGTCGATGCGGCGTCGGCTACGGGGAGGTTCTGAGCTACGTCGACTGGCTGGACCGCTTCTACTGGGTCGCGAAGGACAGATCCGCGGTCGATCGCCTGCACCCATGGCACGACGCCGTGGTCGACGCGTTCGTCCGAGAAAACACGCGCAGGGGAATCGTCGAGTGACGGTCAAGAAAGACGGCGAGGTCCACGTCATCTACTGCGACGAGTGTCCCGAGGACATCGAGACCGGCCTGGTCGAGTTCGGCGCGGCCGTCGCCATGTCCCGCGTCGCCGGATGGCGCACGTTCAAAGGCCCCGACGGAAAATGGGCGAACGCCTGTCCGGCCTGCGTTCTCACGTTCGCCATGAGCAAAGGAAAGAAGCCATGATGGAGTACAAGGAGGTCGCGCTGCCGCTGCCGCCGATGAGTTTCGCCGGTCGCTCCGTTTTCACCCACGGGTTCACGACCGAGCAGCCTAACCCCAACGGCCACACGTTCTCGCTGCCGGTGACGGGGCCGAGGATCTCTCCCGTCGCGATGATCCAGGCCGAGGCGATCGACGGCTGGCGCCTCGTCTGCGTCGACGCCACGCACGCTTACTTCGAGCGCGGCCTCGGTCCCGACGTCGCGTTCGTTCCAGCCGAGAACGGCCATCTTGACCGTGTCGCGTTGTTCAACGCCGACACGCTGAACCGCGTCCTGTCCGACATCTACGACGAGATCGGCTGCGCGCACGACAACGAGGCCGCGCTGGCCGCGATCGCCGCGATGCACGCCGGCGCCGACGGATGGTACCGACACGTCAAGCGTCGGACCACTTACCGCACCGTCTGCATGGAGTTCGCCAACGAGTTCGTCGCCGAGGGTCCGCACCTCACAAGCGCGGCGCTGATCTACTGCGCGAAGCTCGGGAAACACGCGAAGGTGCAGGGCCGGATCGCGCCGGGAACGCCCGTCGTCTTCTACAGGGCCGAGGAGGACGGCACGCTTTGGGCGCGGCCGGCGGCCGACTTCTACGACGGGCGGTACGAGAAGATCAGCGACCAGGTCGACAGGGGGTTCGCCGCTGACGCGGCGCGGTACCGATGGCTGCGTTCGCGCGATCTGGAAACGATCGTCAAAGGCGGCGTGTTCGCGGGGATGACGCCTGCGAACGTCGTCATCAACGAGGGCCACCTCGACGTCTACATCGACGACGAGATCCGCAAGGCTGCGGCGTTCTAGCCGACGGTCATCAAGGCACGCCTGTTTCGCCGGTGACGAGGAACGTGACCATGAGCCCGGCGAACAGAAGCATCGCTACCCACGCGCCGATGTTGACCCACCGGCGCTGCGGGACTCGGTCGTTCACGCCGCCCGGCGCGGCCAGGTGGCAGACCGCGGCGATGACGCTGGTGTACAGGGCGTAGCTGACGATGTCGGTCTCCAGCAGCCATCGGGGCTGACCGAGCAGGCGCCACACGATCGACCACGTTCGGATGACGACCGTCGACAGAGCCGAGAAGAAGATGCCGAGCGCGAGCACGTCGGCGCGGTCGAGCGGGCGGAGGTCGACGATGATCTGCAGCACCGGCGGAAGGTAGGCCACGCACACGCCCGCCCACAGCGCGACGAGCGCGAAGTTGAGCATCACGACCAGCGGCGCAGCGTCGGTGAAGTAGGCGATCAGTGCGAACAGGACGTTGGGGAGGATGAACAGCCAGGTGAAGCGTTTTTTGTTCACGGTCTCCATCTTCACGTTCTCTCCAAAAGCGTGTCGAAGGTCCGCTTCAGGTTTTCTGTTTGCCCTTGGATCATCCCGAGGAGGACGTTGCTGTCGTTCCTGGCTTGGGCAGCTATGTTCTCGACCTCGGCGACGCGTCGCTCGCGGATCTCGGCTTCCTCTACGGGAAGGAACAGGATCGTTCGGATCACCTTGGTCAGCGGCGACATCAACCGACCTCCGTGTCGCTCTTGAGGTACTTCTTGAGCCGCAGGTTCGTGGCTGCCATCTGAGCGTCGGCGGCCACCGCCACCGAGTGGACCTTCAAAAGAGCGTCCGCGCAGGATCTGGCCGTCGCTCCATTGGAAACACCCTCCGAAACTCGTTTCTCCTGGATGGCGTCGTAACGCTTCTCTTGCCATCTGATCACCAGCGCTAGAAGAACCACGATGGCCCACGGGCCACCTTTCTGCAGCAGCTCGACCAGGCCGGCTATCTCGGTCATAGCCGGCCTCCGACCGGTTCACGTCTGCGGCTTGGCTGCCGCGGCATCTTCGGCGATCGCGGCCGCGGCGGCGTCGTCGAAGTCCTTGTCGAGCGCGACCTCCGCCGCCTCGAGGGCGTCCAGCTGCGCCATGTGAGTGCTCGGATCCGACTTCAGCACCATGATGACGTTCTGCACCACCGGCTTCAGATCCTTGTACTGCTTGGCGACGATCGGGGCGGCCTCGACGACGAAGTCGACCGCCTTGGTGACGAACGCCGTCTTCTCGGCGCCGAACAACTTCGAGATGGACGGCAGGGCGGCCTGCAGGAAGCTCAGGCCGAGCGGGAGCATCTGTTCCAGGTTCAAGGCTTCGCTCCTTCTGTTGCGGCGGCGTAGGTCGCCACCATCTCTTTGATCGTGCCGATCGACTGGACCAGCGCGTTGTAGAGACCGGTCTTGCCGAGCGACCCGGGGTTGTCCCGCATGAACTTCTGCAGGTCGTCACGGGCAACGCGGCCGGCCTTGACCGTCGCGATGATCGTCGGAGTGTAAGCCGGATCTCGGCACAAAGGTCCGTTGGTCCCCGTGCATCGCTTCAGGCGCAGATAGTTCGTCGCGGTGACCTGGACCGCGTCGAACGAGTTGCTGGCGATCAGGACCATCTCCGGGGAGACCTGAACGTTCTCGACGGCGGCCGCCGCGCTGGTGACGAAGCCGACGGCGTCGCTGACCTTCTGCAGCCCCGCGCACCCGCCGAGCGACAGCGCGAGCGCGGCGACGACGGCGATTGATCTAAGCGTTCTCAATTTGGCATCCCTCCTGTTTTGACGACCTGGTTGCTTACGGTGGACTGGACGAGCGCGGGATCGGTCACCTCGATGGTGCCGACGACCTCGGGCATGGCCGCGGTCGCGTCGAGGAGCGCGGTCTTCGTTTCCTGGGACGCGATCGTCATCGCTCCGTTGCCGGCGTAGGGCTGCGCCAGGACGGCGCCGGTGGCGTTGAGCAGGGCGATCTTCGCGGAGTCGCTGTCGGCCTTCGACGGGTCCGCCGCGATCTCGTTGACGGACGCGATCTGGTTGGTCGGGCTGGCGGCGTTGACGCCGCGGATCGACCCGTAGAGAACCGCGCCGGCGCCGATCAGAGTCACGACCGTGTTCAGCGTGTCGCCGAGCTGCGTGATGAACGTCTGCGCCTGCTGAAGGTCGAAGCCCTTGGCCTGGAGACCGAAGATCGTGAACGCGGTACCGGCCACGACGCCGGCGTACCTGGTGGCGGTGTCGACCTGTTTTCTGCTGGGAAGCCACATGAGGCCGGGTCTCCGGTTGATGCTGATCGGACGTAGCATCAACCGGGAGGCGAGCGCACCAAAAAAGTGCGGTTCCGCTCAGGCTTCGTCGGACGATATCTTGCCGCTGCTGCTGATCACCGGCAGATGCGTCATCCCGGTCCGGTCGGGGAGGGGAACGCCGGCGGGCCACCAATAGCCTTTGTTCAGCCGGGACACGGCGAACGGTGCGATCGTCACCGCGTCGGATTGGTTGCCGCCCAGGCCCATGACGTTGCCGTGCTGGTCTTTCCCTGCGACGATGGTGATGTGGCCGCCGCCGTCGCGCAGCATGGGAGCGAACGCGCCGACGGCCGGGCCGTCCAGGCGCAAGCACGGCCATTTCTTCGGGTTCGCGAAGTCGAGCGCCCACAGCGTCTCCGTCCCCTCGAGGCCGACCTTCGTCAGCGTGTGGTTGGCGAACAGGGCGCACCACGCGATGCTGTCGTGCGTGTAGACCTTGGCGACGTCGCCGCCCTCGTCTTTGGCCCAGTCGATGATGATCGGGTTGTCGCGAGATCCGGCGAACTCTTTCACGCCGAGCAGGTTCATGCCGGCCTCGAACCAGAGCGCGCGCTGGATCTGCGCCGCCGGCAGGACGATGCTGCTGCTGATGTTGATCACGGCGCCCGTCGCGTTCGGCGTGGCCACGGCGACGTCGATCGCTCGAGCTGTCACGCCGCCGACCACGCCGTCGACGGTCAGTCCGGCGGACCGCTGAAACGACCTGACCGCGGTGTTCGTCGCCGGGCCGAAGAAGCTCGTTCCGGACAGCTTGTAGCCGACGGCGCGCAGGCCGAGCTGGATCTCCTGCACCACCGGGCCCGACGAGTTTTGTCGATAGAGTTTGCTTCCAACGGATGTTTCGATCGTCATGTTCGACCTACCTCTGGCTGAAAAAGAAAAGGGCGCGGCTCGCGCCACGCCCCGATCTATCGCACAGAAGCATCAGGTCGTCATGGTGAGATCGGCAACTCTTTCCACTGCCAGGACGTGACCACGATCAGGTTCGGCTGCGCGCCGCGAACCGACAGCCCCGTGCCGGGAGACAGCGTCAACGGCGGGTCGAACGTGTAGGTCCGGTCGTCCTCGTTTTTTCCCGGCCACATTTCATAGATCGGCCGAACGCCCGTCACCCCCGAAGCTGGAACGTGCTCGACCCGAAATTCGGCGGCGCCGAGCGCGGTGTCGGCAACGTCTTTGCACCGAGCCGCGTTCGTTTCCAGGGTTGTTTTCGGGACCGTTTCAATCACAAGATCAGCCCCCCGAGTGCAGGTCAACTCGTACTGACCGGTCAGGGGAAACTTGACGACGGAGCCGGTGACGGGGTCGTTCCTGACGCCCTCGTTCCAGATCGCTCCGCACTTCGGAACCTGCTCCCACGACACCGCCGCGAAGACGATGGTGCTGACCAGAAGCTTTTTGCCGGACGTCGCCGGGTTCCATATCTGTGAAAAGTTGTAGCCGCCGCCGCCCGAGCCGGCGATGTTCATCCCGACGAAGTTCTCGCAAGCGGCGTGAGCCTGGCTCACGAGCATCGACGCCGCGATGGCGAGAATGGATAGTCTTCGCATGATCATGTGATGCCGTCCTGTTGTTGTTAGAGATACTGCGCCCCGGTCGAGACGCTACCAGCAGCGTTGCCAGGAAGATAGCTGGCTCCGCTGCCGTTGGTGTCTATCACAGCGTTGCCAAGTCCGATGTAGCGAACGCCGGTGGCCGCGCCCGACCATGTGATGCCGGGCACAGAAACAAGCGACAGGTTTCCCGCGTAAGCGAAAGCCACGGCGAACGCGGGCGTGCCGCTCAAGGTGACGGTCCCGAGGTAGCCCAACTCGATCTGGCCCTGCGCCAGAGCCAGCAGATGATAGTTTGCCCCGCCGCTGATGACGTAGCCGCCGCCGGACGTGATGATCTTGCCGAACGCGCTCGCTTGCATGTGGCCAGATCCCGCCGAACCGAAGCGCATGTTCGGGCCGAACGTGACGACCGCGTAGTTGGACGCCTTGATGCAGTAGCCGCTCGTCGTCGTGCGGAGCTCCATCCCGTTGATGGTGATCCTCGCGCCGTTCTGTATGTCAATCATGTTGTTGGCGGTCGCGTTCATCACGACGTTCGCCGGGGTCGTGGTGTTGCCGACCATCGAGAGGATACCCCCTCCCGTTTGCGGCTGGATCGCAACAAAAGGGGTCGTGTAGTTGCCGTCTGCCACGTTAACGGTCACGTTGTAGGCGTTGAAGTCGAGCTGGATCAGCTTGTTGTAGGCGCCCTGGACAGTTTTGCACGGTGTTCCGCCCGTGAGGCAATCGTTGCTGTCGCTGCCGCCCGTGTCGTTGACGTAATAGTTGGCGTTGCCCGTCAGCTTGATGCGACCGCCAGATGCCGAGCAGGTGATCGCCCCGGACGCCGCGAACGTGCAGTCACCCGACATGGTACGTGGCACCGGCGCAGCGCCGGTTTGGCCCACCATGATCTGCCCGTTGGTCATAGCCGCCGCCGCGACAGGAGCTGCGCCGGCACCGCCGCCGTAGATCAAGCCGTACTGCGTCAGCGCAGCCGAGGACGCGATGGTCGTGGTCGAGCTGTAGTACGGGATTCCTCCCGACGTCCCGCTCGCCGGATAGACCGTGGTGCTCCACCCGACGTTCGCGGCCGCGCCGGCGGTCTGCAGCATCTGGCCGCTTGTGCCGGGAGGTAGAAACGTCCAGGTGCTGGCGTTTCGATAAGCGATGCTGCCCTGCGTCGTGCCGAGGACGTTCTCGAGAACGCCGTTGACGGACACGTCGCCGGGCGCGCCGGTGCTGCCCGATACGTTGGCCTTGACGGTCCCGGTCGTCATCGTCGCCATCTTGGCGTTGGTGACGGCGCTGTTCGCGATGGTCGATGCCAGCGCGCCGGCCACGGTCGTGACGTCGCCGGTCAGCGCCGGAAACTGCGCGGCCTGCAGCGTCCCTGTCAGGCCGGTGGTGGGAAGGCCGGTGCCGTTCGTCAGCGTGGCCGACGCCGGTGTGCCGAGCGCGCCGCCGACGAAGTAAGCAGCCCCGGTGCCGACCTCGTCGGTCAAGCAGCCACGAAGGTTGGCGCTCGACGGCGTGGCCAGCCATGTCGCGCAGCCGGTCCCCAGGCCGGTCACGGACGCGAGCGGCAGCCCCGTGGCGTTCGTCAGAACGACGGCGGACGGCGTCCCCAGGTTCGGCGTGGTCAGGACCGGGTTGGTGCCGAACACCAGCGCGCCCGTCCCGGTCTCGTCCGAGATGACCGTGGCGAGCTGCGCCGACGTCGTCGCGGCGAACGCGTTCAGCGTGTTCGCCAGATAGGCGACCGTGCCGCCGGCGCCGAACGCCGCCGTGCTGCCGTCGGTACCGGTGAGGGTCAGCGTGTTCGAAGCGGTCAGCGTCTTGCCTGCGCCGAGGGTCAGCGTGCCGGTGCCCGCGGTCCATGTGTTGCCGTTGTAGGTTTTGTTGGTGAGCGCCTCGGCGCCGGCGCGCGTCGCAAGCGTGCCCGTGGTCGGCAGCGTGACGTTGGTCGCGCCGGTCAAGGCCAGCGTCGCCGCGAACGATCCCGTGACCGAGAGATCGCCGCTGATCGCGATCGACCCGCCGAGGTCCAGCAGTCGGCTGGCGTCGTTGACGCGGAAGAACAGCGATCGGTTGGCGGTCAGGGCCTCGGTGTCGGCGAGGATGACGTTGAAACCGCCTCCGCCCGACGCGAGGATGCCGAGCGAGGTCATCCCGCTGTAGGTGCCGCCGACGATCGTCGGGTTGTTGATCGCCGGCGCGGTGCCGAACACCGCGGGCCCGGTGCCGGTCTCGTCGGACAGCACCGAGGCGAGCTGCGCGCTGGTGGTGGTCGCGAACTGAGACAGCGGGCCGGTGGTGACCGCGCAGGTCGGGCAGGCGTAGGTGGTCACGCTGGACGGGAACGACACCGTGAGCGGGTTCGTCGCCGCGAAGCTCGCCGCCGCGCCGCTGGACAGCGGCCCGATCGTGACGCCGTTGATCCGGACGTACATCCCGGCCGTCGTCGTCCACACGTCGCCGTTCGCCGGCAGGCTCGGCGCCGTGCCAGGCGAAACGTTCAAGCCGGACCCGCTCGCCGACGACGGAGCGGTCGTCACCTTGCCGGTGAACACGCCGCCGGCCGAGTTGATCGGAGTGTAGTTCAGGACGTCCTGCTTGCGCTGGAAGTAGCTGTTCCACTGCGCCGCCGTCGGCACCTGGCCGGTGATCAGGTTCGGAGACGACTGAGCCACGGCCTCCGTGCCGAACAGCAGGAGCGAGACGATCGCGATCGCGTTGGTTTTCTTCATGGTGCTCAACCTTGCTTCGTCAGGTCAGGGATCTTGTAGTCGTCGACGGTTTCGGTGGTCAGGTCGTCGATGTCGCTCAGGGCGACGGCCACAGCGCGGGTGATCGCGGCCTCCGCGGCCAGCATGCTTTCGTTCAGGTCCAGCAGCGCCGTGTCCTCCGGAGGGCGGATGGCGCGGACGTCCTCGGCGAAATCGACGGTCGGAAATTGTGGCTTCGGCAGGTCGGCCAGCTTCTTCAACACGGGGTGTTCCGAGACGCCGATTTTCGCGGCGAGGGCGGCCAGGATGCCGACGTTCTCGCCCCGGACGCGCGCCGCTTTTTCCTCGTAGGCGTCGACCAGGATCATCGAAGATTGCTCGGCGCCGGCGACCAGCTGCTGCCGGAGGACGTCGTCGGCCGCCGCGATCTCCTCGACCTTGATCTGATGCAGAGGACGCTTGTTCTGCGACATCACCGACGAGCGCGCGCTGGCCTCTGCCGAGCGCAGCAACATCTCAAGGTTTTTCTTTTTGGACCGGAGAACCTCCTCGGCCGGAGGGTCGTCGTCCTCGATCTCGAAAACGACGTTGCCGAGCTCGTCGACGGCAGACGCCACGACGCTGTTCGGCGCCTGCGGCGCGGGGCACGACACCCACCTTTCGATCTCCGCGACGTTCGGGTTCTTCGCGTCTTCGGCGACCCGTCGCTCCCTCTCCAGCCATTCCCTGACCTCGTGGGCGTGCGCCGCGGCCTGGACCTCGAACCCGGGGTTCGCTCGAAGAAAAGATTTCTTGATGCTGAACGACATGCGTTCTCCTTAAAGCTTCTGCAGCCAGTCGGTGATGGCGCAACGAAAAACGTTGTTGTGCGGCTGCCCGGACCCGGACACCGACGTGTTGTAGAGGTGCTGATGCCCGTTGCCCTGGATGCTGGTCGTGAAAGAGTAAGCGTGCCCGTGGTCGATGTTTGTGTAGGTCACGATCTGGTTGGCGATCGCGACGAACTGACCGACGCCTCCGTCGTTTCGAGCGGTGAAGCCCGAGAAAGACGGCTGATCGTAGTTGTGGGTGTGCGGGTTGTTCTGGTTCATGCCGGTCGTGCTGCCGCCGCCGGTATGGGTGTGGTTCATGGTCTCGGTCGTGGTCGTGCCGTTGTGGTCGTGCGGCCCGTTCTCCGCGAGCGTGTTGGCGTGAAAGTTCTCGCCGACCATCGACCCGGTCGTGCCCACGTTCCCGAAGATCGGCGGGACGCCGGCGAGTCGTCCGGAGGTGAACTCGTTGCCGATCATCCCGGCGCCTGCCATGTCGTAGACTTGGATCGGCTTCAACGCGTTGAAGTCGGCGAGCGGGTTCGCGCCCCGACCGCCCGTGACGGGGCAGATCGAGTTGGAGAACTTGAGCCACGTCTTGACGTACAGAAAAACCGTCGTCGGGCTGGCGAAAGACGCCAGCGACCCGGACGCGCCGATCGTGTAGCCGTTGCGAGCGCGCACCCATCCGACCGGAACGTCGTCGGGGAAGATGTTGCCGCGGATGTCGCCGGTGCCCCAAACGTTGGGGGGCGAAACCCAGTTGGCGCCGAAGGCGTCAGGATCGGACGTGTTGTCGTCAACCGTGCTCATCCAGAGGTTTCCCGGGACGATCCGCGACCGGACGACGGCGTCCGCTGGATAGCCGTTCGCCTCTATCGCGAAGTCGGAGTCGTAGTAGAGCGGACCGCCCGCGGAGAACCACCTGTCCCACGACGTCGACCGAAACAGGATGCCGTTCTGGTCCTGCCCGAACGGAGGGATGCCGCCTGCGTCGATCGGCTGCATGTTGACCGGGACGAACCCGTCGTTCAGCGAAGCGCGGCCAGGGTTCACGCCGATCTGCGACGACGTCGGGATGTCAGAGATGTAGGGCGCGCCAGCGTTGGCGGCGAACGGGATCGGGAATTTGACCGGAACGTCGATTTTTTTCATGGCTCAGATCACCTGGACGATTGTCGCCGAAACACCGCTCGGCTTCGGAAGAACCCCGGACTGCGACAGGATGGCGAGCTCGACCGGCTGCAGCAAAAACTCGAACGTGTAGGTCATCGTCATGTCCCCGCCGTCCGTGCAGTAGGCGTTACCACGTCCGGGGAAAAGGCTGCGCAGGATTTTGTTGATGCTCGGGATGGATCCGTCCGAAACGTTGGCGAACGCCTTGGCCAGCAGCAGCACGCGGTAGGGCTCGTCGGCCAGGTCGAAGTTAGACGAAAGCTGCGCGCCCACGTAGAACGGCGCGACGTTGTAGGGCTTCGCGCTCAGGCTGGTGGCCTCGGCGAAGCCGAAGTAGTCGCGGTCCTCCGAGATCCGGAGCGTCCGGCTGACGCCGACGATCCTGCCCCACACGTCGAGCCCGTGGCCGATCGCCGTGTCGATGTTCCAGACGTTGTCGAAGAACAGGTCCATGTTCACGGACTGGTCCATCGCCCCCCAAAAAGAACTGATCAGGGACGTCAGGATGTCGCTGTTGGCGTACTGGCTGATGATCGTGTCGCGATACTTGAACGACTGGCCGAGGCCGCCGCCGATCGCGGTCACGCCGATGACGAAGCTGCCTATGCCTCCGCGATCGTCGTCGACTCGAGGGTATGAGGGGCCGCTCACAGCAGGCTGACCTGGATGTTGCCGGCGGCGACGGTCGGAACCTGGTCGATCTCCACGCTCACGGAGTCGTTGATCGGCCGGGACGCTTTGATCGCCCGGGACGAGACCGTCTGCGTGATGTTGAGCATGTAGGTGCCGACGCCGCCCGTGCCCGTTCCGAGCGCGTTGATCTGCGTCCCCGACGTGATGACGCTGTCCACGTCGCTGACCGTCTGGCCGACCGCGATCACGCCGCTCGTCATCGCCGTGACCGTCATCACCAGGCCGGCGATCGACGCCGTGAACGACGCCTGCGGGACGTTGGCCGACCCGATCCGGATCGACACGATCTGAGCCCAGGGCCCGAGCGCGGCGATCCCCGCGTAGAACCTGCTGGCGTAGATCAGCGACCCGATGCTCGCGCGCTGGCCGCCGTCGGACCCCGAGAACGCCGCCATGATGGCGTTCTGGATCAGCGCCGTCGCGTTGTCAGGGATCAGGGGGTTGTTCGCGAGCGTGACCGCGAACAGAACCTCCAGCGCGTCGGGGATCTGATATTTCACGGTGTAGGTCGGATATGGGAACGAGTAGCCGGACGATGTGTCGGTGACGACGATCACCGTGCTGCCGTTGTACGCGCAGCCGGGAGACTTCTTCGTCCAGATCGCCAGCGCGACGGCGTCGGGATCTCCGCCGGCGGCCGCCACGTAGAGCGACTTCGGCGCCAGCGTGTAGCCGTTGATGACCAGCGGCGTGTCGTTGACGTTCTCGGTGACGTAGGCGTCGAGGACGCCGTCCACGTCCAGCACGGCGCCGCGGATCGACGGCATCGACCCGCGCGAGTTGAGCGCGACGGACAGCTGCCGGCGCTCCTCGAACTCGGCTCGGCTCTCCACGTCCCGGCCGAGCACGCCGTCGGTCAGGTTGACGATGCTCTCCCACCCGTTGATCGACTTGTAGATCTTGTTGAGAGATCCGTCGGGGCAGGGGATCGAGCCGGTGACGGTGCACGCGAACGGGAGAGTGATGCTTCCGCCGACGGGGATCTCGCCCTCCTGTGTGCATTGGTAGACGTTGCCGTCCTGCGCCACCGCGAGCGCGCCGACCGGGATGATCACGCCGGTCAGACCGGCGCAGACCGCCGAGACCACGGTCGGCTGCGAAGACTGTCGCTCGATGTTGTAGATCCGTCCGATCGCGTCCTGCATGCGACCCTGCGCGAAGGCCGGGTCGACCTGGTTCGTGTAGTAGACGAACGTGTCGTAGGCGTTCCCGATGATCGCCGTGTCGCTCGTGGCGAGCTGGCCTTGCGGCGTCTCGAGCGAGGGGTTGAGGCCGCCGCCGAAAGCGTCCTGCATGTCCTGGAACCGACCGACGAAGATCTGGTCCTCCGGAGGAGCCTGGAATCCGTTCGGTCCGAAGACCGCCTTGGGAACGTTGGTCGTCGCCATCAGAAACCTGCCGCCGTTACGTTGCCTTGCCTGTCCGTCACCTGGACCTGTCCGGTCATCCTTCGGTCGACCACTCCGGAGATGAAGCACTTGGCGGACACCACGCCGGGGACCGTCTTCGCGGCGTCCACCATGCGGGCCTTGGTCAGCGCGACGTTCGGCTGGCGTCCGAGGATGTCCTCGTAGTAAGGCACGCCCTTCGCCTTGTTGTACCAGAGCTCGCCTTTGAACAGGCGGATCGCGCTGGCCGCGTCCTGCGCCATGGCGTAGGGAACGTCTGCGACCGCCCAGTTCCCGGACGCGTCCAGAACGAAGTCCCACGTCACTGTGTCGAGGAGAAGCGTGCGCATCATGTGGTCCTAGCCGAGCGAGGGGTCCAGAAGCAACGTTCTTATGCCTGCGACTGCGTGGTCAACGTGCCGGCGCCGCCCTGCGTGGTGTGGTGGTGCGTCTTCAGGCCGATCCCGCCGGCGGTGACCTCGTTGGCCGTGATCGTGCCGGTGGTGGTGATCGCCTTGTCGTAGACGCCGCCGGCCAGCGCGTTGATGGTGCCGCCGAGCTGGACGTTGTCCTTGAACGTCACGATCCCGGTGAACGTCCACCCCGTCACCGAGTCGACCTCGAGCTTCTTGCCGCCCTTGAACGTGAAGTCGCCGCCGTCGTCCTTGAACTCGATGAACTGCTCGGGGTCGCCGTTCATCAGGCCGCAGATGTAGACGCCGTCGGCGGGGCTGAACTTGCGGTTCGACCCCGGCTGCGCGGAGCCTTTCGTCGACTTCACAGCGGAGATGTCGCGGTCGGCGCAGACCATTATGCCCATGTCCCCCTCGGCCGGCGTCCCCTTCACGGCGCTCTTCCCCCACTGCGCCGTGATGTAGGAGATTCCATAAACCGTTCCCTGGTCGGTGACGTTTCCGGAGCCGTCGACGAGCTTCGTCAAGATCTCCACGTCGACGGTTTTGGCCGCGGCGTCGACGGCCTTCACCTTGACCAGCTTCATCGTCGAGATCCCGGCCAGCGCCTGCTGGATGACGAACTGCTCGACGTTGGTGTCGCTCGACGTGTCGCTCGGGTGCTGCTGGCCGTAGCCGAAGTTGCCTTGCTCGTCGGCCATCAGCGTTGCACCGGCGCCGGATATTTCGGGTTGTAGGCCAAGATCGAGATCTCCCATTTTCCGTGCGGCGTGAGGCACTCCAGGTCGTAGTCCATGCCGTAGATCGCCCACTCGCCGCAGGCCGGTTTCAGCCTGCTCTCGACCTGGATCTTCTGGCCGAACCCGATCGACGGGTTGAACAGGCACTTCAGCGCGATCCCGTAGGCCGTGTAGCTCGGGTAGCCGATCATACCGGTGTCGGGGGAGATCAGCGGAACGGAGCCGTTCCGCGCCCCGTTCTTCGGCCAGATGGCAAGCTTGCCGTTGTCGATGATCATGCTGACGCCGGCGTCCTTGGCGATCGCCATCGCCTGCGTCTTCGGCGACCCGGAGTAGTAAGGGTTCGACAGCTTGGAGGTCACGCCGCTGTTCTCGAACGACAGGCCCATGGTCGCGGCCAGGCTAGACAGGAGCGTCGCCACGTCGCCCGACCCTTTCATGCTGGACACCGGCGTCGGGACGGTCGCGTCGGGCAAACCGGTGTGCGCCGTGATCCTGAACGGAACGTTCGGCGACGACGCGAAGTCGGCGTACGCGCTCAGGATGTAGCCCTGAAAAACCGTCGACAGGCCGTCCTCGTCGCCGGCCTGCAGCACGATCGAGTTCTTCGGAACGAGGTTGATCTGCATGCCGAGCGTCGAAAGCTGGTTCATCTTCGACTCGGACATGCCGTAGATCGTGAGGTCCATCGCCGAGTCGGACGGCCCGCCGGCTTTCGATATGTGCGCGCTCATGCGCAGCCCCGACAGCGTCACGGTGTTTCCGCCGCCCTCGAACCGAGGCTGCTGCGTGTTGCTTCCAGACGGGGCGAGCGAGATGGTCACCTCGAGGATCTTTTTCGTGAACGCCAACGTCAGCCCTCCGTAGCGGGGATCTCGGTCTCGCTCAGATAGCATAGAAGGTAGCGCGTTCCGAACCCTTCGTAGCTAGGGTCTGTGCCCTGCCCGTTGTCGTCGGTCTGTTGGTCGATGAACGTCAGGTCTCCCGAGAACCCGAGGTATCTCGACCTGACGATCCTGTTCAGGTTCTCGCACTGCACGCCGGCCACGACGAGATCGTTGTTCGAGTAGACGTCGATGAACACGCCGTAGAAAAGCTGTCGGACGTTGATCTGGCAGCTCTGTCCGTCGAGCTGCACGCTCAAGGTCTGCGACGGGACGGCGCGGAGGGGGACGATCTGCATCACTGAACCTTTCCGACGATGTCGGGGATCGGCTCTTTGACGACGACGGGCTGCACGGTGCCGCCGTTGACCTGGGTCGCGCCGCTCGCCGACTTCGTGTCGCTGAACGCTGCCTGCGCGGTCAGGCTGATCTGCGTCATCCACACGTCGACCGAGATCAGGCCGGCGCCGCTCGTCGCCGTGCGCCGGTAGTCCTGCCGCTCGAAGTTGACGCTGGTGTAGATCATCTCCGGCGTGGAGACGTCGTAGAGGTTCAGGTCGCCCATGACGGCGCTGATCGACTCGAGGAAGTCCGCGCGATCGCCCACGTTGCCGCCGCCGGAGAACCGCAGCTTCACCGCGAACGGCGTCTGGACCTTGTCGTAGTTCTCGAACGATCCTTCCTCTTTCTGGTAGTCCGACGTGATCCACGCCTCGCGGTACTCCAGCGAGACGACGCTGTCGGCGAAGATCACTTGCTCCCCGTCCAGGAACACGCCCCACGCGGGCGCGGAGGATCCGAACAGGAAGTCCAGAGCGTCCTCGACCAGGAACGCGATCGGCTCCGGCACCGCCAGCACGTCACGGATCAACGCCGGCACGCCGGGGACGAACGGAACGTTCGGGAACAGCGCCATCTCACTGCCCCCCGGTGTTGGCGTTCGCGGCGCGGCTCTGGCGGGCCGTGACAGCTTCCTGGAACTCGCGGCCGATCTGTCGCCCGTCGCTGCCCGGCGGAACGGTGATGTTCACGGTGTCGATCGTGGTCGTGCTCGTCGAAGCGCCGCCGCCCTGGCCGATGCCTGCGAACTGGCCGATGCCGTTGTTGCGGGCGCCGTACCAGTCGGCCCACCCGCGACCCGACGTCGCCGCGTATTTCAGCGCGTACTCGATCCCCTGCTTCTCGGTTTCTGGCTTGGACGGGTCGAGGCCGGTGTCTTGAACGAACTTGTCGCCGAGGCTCGGGCGCGACGGGTTTTTGCTGATGTTGAGCTGGAAAGCGCCGTACGATTTTTCGCCGGGCACCGTGCTGACGAAGTTGTTGAAACCCTCGGTCTTGGCCACGCGCAGCGCGACCTCGGGATCGATGCCGTTGCGGCGAGCGACGTCGCGGATGAACTCGGCCTTCTCCTCTTGGGACTTGAACGCTCCCGTCGAGGCCGTCGCTGCCGCCGCGGGCGCTTTCGGGCGGTCGAACGCGGTCAAGGGCTCCTCTTTGCCGTCGTCGCGCCAGCCCATCGAGTTGCCGGTCGACATTTTGTTCATGAACCGCTTGCCGAAGTCGATGGTCTTGAACAACGCGGACTGGCCCATCGTCTGCGCGCTGTTGATCATCGCGTTCCACCGCTGCGACAGCTTGGTGGCCTCGTCGGCGTTCTCTTTCGTCAGACCTTTGATCGCGGCCAGCTCCTGCTTCAGCCTGGCGCTGCCTTGCATCAGGAGGTCGATCGACGCCGGGTCGAGACCGAGGCGTCTGCCGAGCAGGCCGGCCTGAGCTTGCCCTTCCGGACCGCGGTCGGCGATCGCCTTCATGTTGTCGGCGAGGTCGAACAGGCTCTGCTCGACGCCTTTGTTGACGTCGATCACTTTGCCGCCGGCCGTGCTGATCGCGCGGAAGTCCGCGATCATCGGGGAGACGATTCCGACCTTCCAGCCGGCGAACGCGTCGGACAGCGTGGTGAACGAGTTCGCCATCGCCGAAGCGTCGCCGCCGAAGATCTTGGCCAGTCCCTGCCACTTCGTGATCGTCTCGGTGCCGACGCCGATGCTGCGGGACAGGCGGTTGACGCTGGCCGCGGCCTCGATGGTGCCGCTGGCGAAGCTGACCAGGAATTTGCCCGCGCCGACGGCGGCGAAGAACCCTGACGCTTGCCGCGCGAGCCCGGCGATCGCGCCGCCCGTGCTCTCGACGGTCTTCTCCGCGTTCTTGGCGCGGCTCTCTAGCTCGTCCTGCGTTTGCTTGAACGACTGGACGACTTTCTTCTGCTTCGCGTCGAACTTCGACGGGTCGAGCCCGAGTTCGACGACGAAGCTGTCGATGACGGTGGCGCCCATGTCAGGTTCCTTGCGGTTTGCGCGGTCGGTTCAGCCAGTCGACCCTGCGGACCTCGATCATGTCGTGGCAGTCCTCCACCGAGTAGACGGTGTCGAGCTCGTGGAGCGTCGCCATGCCTGACGACAGGACGTTGCCGATCAGCCTTGAGACGTTTGGGTAGTCGACGCGTCGGCCACCGGTTTCGCCGGCTCCGTCTTCGCGGCCTGCCTCGACAGCCAATCGGCGATGGTAAAACCCGTGTGGAGATGAAGCACCTCCAGACGCAGGAACCCGCGGGTCGCGACCTCCTCGATGTCTTCCTCGACCAGGCGACGGGTCGCGCCGTTCGCCATGACGAACTGGACGCAGTCCATCATCTCGTCCATGAGCGGCTCGAGGTCTTGGTACTTCGCGTCGGCCAGAGCGGCGAACGTGTAGAGCGCGAACCCGACCATCCCGGCCTGAGCGACGCCCTCCGGCACCTCGACGCCGGCGTGCGAGATGGCGAGCCATGCGCGCGCCGCCCATTTTTCCGCTCGCGACGCGGACATCTCGGTGAGCTCGAACTTGCGTCCGATGTCGCGGCTGTTCTCGCCGAGCGCGGTGCTCGACGCGGCGATGACGATCTCCTTGGTCTTCCTCATGAGATCGGCGACGGGACGGCCCGCTCCCAGGTGATCTCGTGGCGGCGCGCCTGCAGCGTTCTTTTGCCGTCCGGCAACGGCTGGTAGCTGGTCAGAACTCCGTTCGTCATGGTGAACTTCGTCCCGATGCTTTTGAGAACGATCAGGCCGTCGCACTCCAGGATCTCGCCGGCGGCCTGGGACGCGGCCCACCACGCGTCGAACACGTCGTTCGACAGCGAGTCGGGGTTGAGGGTGAAGTTCTGCTTCACCGACACGTAGACGAAGCCGGCCGACTGCCGTCCGTCCACGCCCATCATCACCTCGGCGGAGTTGATAGGGTCGGTGCCGTAGATGTCGTCCGCGGAGAACCCCTGCAGCTGCATGGGCGCCGGAAAGACGAGCGGGACGGTGATCTGAACGACCGAGTTTGACGAGGTGATGGACATGGGTTTTCCCTTACTGGACCGCGGTGCTGGTGAGGTCGATGAAGTGGACCGCCTGCCCGTCGACGTACCAGAACTTCATCGGCGGCGAGCCGCGGGCCGCGCGGGTTTCAGGGGACGCGTCGAGGATCTGCAGGTACCAGCCGCGCGTGCTCAGGATCCTGGCGACGTTCGTGCCTGCGGCCGCGTTGACCGCGGCGACCTGGTCGGACGACAGCGTCACGCCGGCGCGGAAAGCACCGAACGCCAGGCCTTGCTTGACGACGTCGGCCAGCGAGGCCTCGATCCGAGCGTAGCCGGCGGTGGTGTAGGCGACCGCCTTCACCGCGACGAGGAAGCGAACGAGCGCGAGCTGCAGCGCGTTGTTCAGCCAGATCTGGTTGACGTAGCTGTCGAGCCAGACGAACGCGCCCGTCACCGTGCCCTGCGCGAACCAGACGAAGTCGTCGTTCGCCGTGGCGTACGCGCCGTAGCAGTTGTAGCCGTTGGCGGTCAGGTTGTTCAGCGTGGTCTCGTCCGACACCGCGGCCACGAGCCCCGCCTGGCGCTTGAACTTGAACGTGATCCGACCGTCGATCTGATCGAAGTCGATCGACGCGATCGCCCCCAGGACGAACGGGACGTGGTTCATGTTGCTCGGCTCCCACACGAGACATGTGCCGTTGTAGCCGTTCTGGTCGATGTCGTAGCCGAAGCTGCTGGTCGCCGGCACGGTGGTGGTCGGCGCGACGTCGCTGTCCTGCGCGACGTAGGCGAACCGCTTGTTCGTGCCGTTCACCCACGCCGAGAAAGCGAGCTTGTTGGCGTAGCCGGTCTCGTCCGGGTCGAAGATCGTTCCGAACGCCGCCCAGTTTTGGGTGGACGAGACGAGGCTGTTCATGAAGGCGTCAGGCGTGGCAGCGTCCGCGCCCTGAGACAGAACGGCGCCGGTGGACTGGGTGAGCTTCAGCGAGATCGCGAGAGATCCCGTGGGGAAGTTGATCGTCGAGGCGTCGCCCGTCGTGCCCGACGAGATCACGAACGCTTTCGACACCGGGTCGAACTCGACGGCCTGCGCGTCGGCGGTCATCGCCTCGGACGCCACGGTCTGCGAGACGGAGACGTTGTAGGTGCCCGGGCCGCCGGTGGCGGTGCCGAACGAGGTGATGTAGGTTCCGGCGGTGACGCCGGCTCCTTTGACCACATTGCCGACGGCGAGCTCGCCCGTGTTGACCGCGGAGACGGTCATGACGCTGGCAGCGATCGATCCCGTGAAGCTGGCTACCTGCGGTCCGTCGATGACCAGCGCGGCCGCGAGGATCAGCGCAGCGTTGGAGAAGGACGTCGCCGTGGCGAGGTTCGGCGTGCTGGTCTTCTGGACGCCGTCGATCGTGACGTTCAGCGAGCCGGTCAAGCTCTGCAGCTGCGCGACGGTCATGGTGGACAGGTTGCCGCCGCGCGCGTAGGCGGCGACGTCTTCGACGTTGTACTGAGCGAACAGGACGGCGCCCGGCTTTTTGTTCGAGTCGTCGAAACCGCCGAAGTAGCCCGTCCCCATGTCGGGGCCGCCGCCGGCGGCGATGGCCTCCGGAGACGTCGATCCGAAGTAAGACCTGACCGCCTCCGCGCTGGCGAACCTCGCCACCGTGCCGACGGGAACGCGGGTGCCGCTGGTCAGCAGCAGGCCGTTCATGTCCAGGGCGGACCCGCCGGCCGTGAGAACGGTCGGCGTTACCTTCACCGCCGCGGAGGCTGGGATCGTGCTCATGTGTTTTTCCTCATTGTGGCGGGAAGTCGGCCTCGACGCTGACCGGGACGATGGTCAGCGTGTTGGCGTACTGCTGCGGATAGGAGATGGAGGGGTCGACCTGCAGCGAGATCTCGACGACCCACCGGTTCTCGTACTGCTGCTCGCCGTTCGTGAACGGCATCTGGCGCGGGTCGTTGGCGTAGAGTGGCGAGACCTCGGGGCTGTTCAGCTCGAAGAACGTTGTGGCGTACGGATCTCGCATCGTCGTGGTGATGATCTGCGCCGCGTCGCCGCCGAGGTCGCCGTGGACGTCGATCTGGTAGTCGAACTGCGTCGGCTGGAAGACGAGGGACTCGGTCGGGAAGTCGTCGACCAGGCCTCCGTCGACGCTGACGTTGGTCGCCAGGCGCGATCTCCGGAGCATGGTCGTCAGGATGAAGTTCGGGGAGCGCGGCTCCGGCACCTTGTTGCCCTGCGCCTGGACGATCTCGAAATCCGCCGGCACGACGTCGGCGAGGAACGCCCGCAGCGCGGTGATGACGGTCTCCTCGTTCGGCGTGACGGTCAAAGGCATGTCGGCGTCCTGATGCGCTCAGGATCGGTAGCAGAACGCGGACCGAAAACGCAAGAACGACGATGCGAGCCCGCCCTACTGCTGGAAGCCGGACGAGTTGACGTTCACCGCGGTGGCCGTCCCGTTCGCGGTGGTGGTGACGGTGATCGACGAGTTGACCGCGCTCGCCGGCAGGCAGGGGGAGAAAGACTTCGACAAAGTGGTGCCGGAGGCCGAAGAACTGAGCTGGTAGGTCTTCGACCCGCCGAGGAGGCCGGCCACGACGACGGGGCCGACCGTCGCCGTGCCGCCGATCGCGGAGACGTCGAAGTCGCAGAGGTAGGTCGTCTTCGCGGCCGCGCCGGCGAGCGTCCCGACGACGGCGCCGGTGGTGCCGGATCCGTTGCCCTGGATCTGCGTCGCGGCGCTCGGCGCCGATCCTGCGCCGGACGGGCAGGGGTAGGCCCTGCTGTCGGCCCCGACGCACATCTGGACCGCGCCGACCACCGACTTGCCGGGCGTCTGCGTGGCGAACTCGTTTCCCGTGGCTATCTGCGCCACCGCCGCGCCGGCGGCGAGGACGGCGTAAAGGCCGACGGCGAAAAGGGTTGATCGCTTGATGGTCATGGCGCGGGCTCCGGGTTCTGCAGGGTGATCGCGACCTTCCCCCAGGAAGACCACTGCTCGAGGACGTGGACGCACAGCCACTCGTCGCCCTCGGGGAACGTTCCCGTCGGGAAGATCAGCACGTCGCCGCCCTTTCTCTGGACGCGGACGAGGCCGAACAGGTGGCCGTCGAAGTAGAGGGCGCGGCGCGTGCCCTGGATGTTCAGGCCGTCGAGCTGCGCCAGGTCGCCGAACGACAGCGCCTGCGCCTGGACTTTGATCGGCGCCAGCGTCTCGTAGGTCGGGACGCGCTTGCCGGAGGGGAGCGTCGTGTAGCCGCTGCTGCGGCGGACCTGAGAGACCACGTCCGGGTTGATCGGCTGGACGTAAGCGTTGGCGATCGCGCGCAGGTTCACCATCGACGGACCCTCGCAGCGAACTGGCGAGGACGCCTGGCGCCGGCGTTGTTCAGTTTGTGGACGACCGGCCTGCTCAAGGTTTCTCTCCCGCGACGTCCGACGATTACACCGTCCGGGCCGCGAGCGCATCAGATTCTTACACCGGGGAGATCTGGTTCAGCCCGGCCGCGCTGATGGAGACCTCGAAGTCGACGGCGTTCAGCATGTCGCCGTGCTCGATGAGCGGCTTCGTCGACGCGCCGTAGTTGGTCAGGCCCGCTTTCACCCGGGCGCGGGCCTCGCCGACCGTCTTGCCGGTGACGACGAGCGTCGGGTCTTGAGATTTCATCCCGCGCAACATCACGGTGACGGGCGACAGGGCGGGGGCGTAGGTGTCGACGATCGCCTGCTGCAGCTGGCCTTTGATGCCGGCGCCGGCCTGGTTCAGCGTGGCGTTCGCGTCGTAGTCGTTGTCCTTGAGAAGGTCGCCCACGGCCTTGGGCCACTCGGGGGACTTGTCCTTGACCATGTTGGTGAAGAACGGACGCGGCGGGATGTGAGCGGCCGGCGCGCCGAAGTTCTGGATCGCGGCGACCATCGGGACCGACGTTCCGTCTGGAAACGTCGATCCCGCCAGGAAGCCGACCCGCAGCGTTTTCTGTTTACCGAGCTTCGTCGAGATCCGGTTCAGAACCGCCCTGGCCTTCTGGCCCCACGTCTTCTTCGCCATCTCGGTTCTCGATCATCTCGCGTTTGTCGACGGCGCTGACCACGCCGCGGTCGATCAGCTCGCCGTTGTGCTCGGCCCAGGCGTCCCAAAACTCTTTGTCGACGTCGGTGCTGCCCTGCACCGCCACCGGTCGGCCGGGGCCGAAGTTAGCCGCGGACGTCGACTTTCCGTCCTTGCCGATGTGGTTGTTGAGCACGATCCCTTGCGGGAGCGAGCACGTCACGGTCATCATCGGCCGCTTGGCCTTCTCGATGTCGGCGGCCTCGTCGGCGGCCGTCCTGTTGAGATCGTCCATTTTTGGTCCTTCCGGGTTCCGTTTCAGCTCAAGAAGAACCCGGAAAGGCCGTTTTCGATCCGGGTTCGGTGCTCATTGCGTCAGGAAGGGTCTCGAACGCCCGGCTGGTCGCCAGCCGGAGCCAGCGGCTCGTTCGTTTCCGTGGCGGGTACTTGCGCGTCGGCGGTCGATGCACCCTCGCCAGCGGCCTCCGGAACGGCTCCGTTCTTGCCGAGGTCCGGGTCTTGAAAGTCCAGGGCGGTGGCCATGCCCTCGACGAGGGTCGCCAGCTTGGTCATGTCGGCGGTCAGGCCGCCGATCTGTGTCTCGAACGCGCCCATGCGATCGTTCAGACCCGTGATCTTCGCGTCCAGGGCGTCGACGGCGTCCTCGACGAACTTCTTCAGGCCGTCGAGGCGGTCCTCGGTGGACGGCTCGCCCTCGGCGACCGTCGACTCGGTGGGGCCGCGACCGGCCTCGACCAGGGCGACGATGTTCATCACGCGCGGGATCTGGTCCTTGAACTCGCGCAGCGCGTCGAAGTCCGCGCGGACGTCGGCCTGCTCCGCCTCGTTCACGGCCGCGAAAGGGTTGGCGAGCAGCCGCTCCATCCGCTCTTTGAAAGCGATCAGGTCCGGCATTTTTTTGGCGATGGCGTCGATGTCCATGGTGTTCTCCTCGGGGTTGGTGGTTTCAGAAACGTCGGTTGGGGATCGCCCCCACCGTGCGGCCGGACCCGAACCTCGTCGGGCCGCGGACGTAGCGCGCCGTGCGCAGGGCGGCGGTGCCCTGCCAGAACAGGAAGCCCCACGGGGTCTGCGTGAACCACGCGGCGCCGGGAGACGTCGACAGCTCCGTCGAGACGGAGACGGAGCCCTGGCTCGCGCTGCTCACGCGCCCGACGACGCCGGACGGTGCCTGGCCCGAGACGCCGGTGAACAGCGCCGCGAGGTGAGCGGTCAGCAGGTAGAGCAGAGTTTTCTGGCGAGCCGGGTCGCTGATCGGTCCGCTCCCGTCGTTGCGCAGGTACAGCTCGCCCGCGAGGTTGAAATAGTTCTGCGCCGCCAGCTCGGTCGTCACGGTCGGCTCGACGTTGAACATCGGGTACATCCCGATCCATTCCGGGTAGTCGAACGTGACGAACTGAGCCATGGCGATCTCCTCAAGCGGTCTTTTGCTTGGTGTTGGCCGGAAGGATGTCTTCGAGGTTCGGGTTGGCGGTCTTGCCGGCTCGCGGATCCTTGCCCTGGCTCATGGGCTCGAGGCCGTTCATCAGACCTTCGCGCGTCTCGGCCTTGGCCTCCGCTTCGTCCTTCCTCGCCATGCAGAAGATCAGGCCGCTTTTCACAAGCTCCGAGGTCTCGTTCTGGATCCACCAGCGCTTGAAGAACGCCGCGTCCACGTTCTCGGTCAGCGCGTAGTTGCTGTTGGTGATCAGGTACTTCGGCCGTTTGTTCGGCGGAACGGCGTATCCCTGGATCCGGACCTGGTCGCCGGCGGGGCGGAAGACTTTCACCGGGCGCGTGCCGCCGCCCATGACCTGCTCGTGGTCGGTGGTCTCCATGAAGACGCGAAGCAGCAGTCCGGTCGGCATCTTGCACGCGACCGTCACGACCCCGGTGTCGGGGATCTCCTTGGCCGACCTGATGGCGGGGGACACGACGCTGTCCGGCGCGCGGGACGCGGCGCCGGAGGAGATGGCTTCGGCGACGATGTGGTCGACGCCCTGGACGGGGTCGTTCTTCTTCGCGACGTTGGCCGCGCGGGTCGCTGCGCGGCGGGACTTCTCTGTTTTGGAGATCGTCATCGGTCTTCCTTGGGTTAAGGGTTCGGGCGAAACCCTTGTCGCAGAAGACGAAGGGGAGGCCAAGAGCCTCCCCCGCGACTTTTCAGGGGCGCGTCCCCGGGCTTAGATACCGATCATCGAGACGACGGCGATCGGCATGCGGATCACGGTGCCCCACGTTCCGCCGGTGATCTTCTGGCTGTAGCTGGACAGGCCGGGGATCAGGCGGTGCATGCGCATCTTCTCGTTGAAGGCCGAGAAGCCGGTCTGCTGGCCCTCGATCTCGACCGCGATCAGCTGCAGGAAGTTGCCGCCGACGATGCCCTGCGGGTTTCCGACGGTGCGCGCTCCGTACTGAACCGCGTCGACGATGCGGATGTTCGGGAAGTTCTCCTTCAGCAGCTTGTAGACGTTCAGACCGAACGAGTTGGTCTGGTTGAGGGCGAGCTTCGACCCGGGCGACAGGGCGAGCACGACCTTCGTCTCGTTGTCGACCAGGCCGCCGGACTGGCTGACGAGCTGGTAGAAGCACGCGAGGATGTCGTTGAAGATCTCGTTCGCCGTCGCGATCACGACGCCGTTGCCGTTCACCCAGGCGTTTCCGCCGCCGGCCTTCGGCGCCGGGGTCAGCGACGCCTGCAGGCTCGGGTCGTTCAGAGCGCCGAAGTTCTGCAGTCCGGCCACGCCGAAGAAGTAGGTGAAGTTCTGGTAGCGGTTCATGATCGTGGCGGCGGACTTGTTGAGCTCCGTCACCCAGTTGATCTTGGCCACGCCGGCGCGGTCGAGCTCGAGGTCGCCGTATTCCTCGATCGTCTGGTACAGGTACGCCTGACGCTGCGGCCAGTTCGCGTTGACCGTGACGTGCCCGTTGTTGTTGAAGTCGCCGTAGCTGGAAACCTCGCCGGCGTGCTCGACGACAGGGAACATCGCGGTCTGGTCGGTCCAGTCGCCCTTCTTGACCTCGCCGAAGATCTCGGCGGCCTTGGTCGGCGTGAACAGAACCTCGAACACGCTCGGGTCGATCATGGTGGTCAGGAACGCCGGGATGCCGGAGTTCGGGGCCGTCATGAGCTGCGGCTGCGCGTCCATCGCGATGTTGAAGTTACCCGCGTAGCCGTCGGGGATGTACTGCTGCACGTCGGGGAAAATGGCGCCCAGGGCCTCGAACTGCTGGCGGTCCGAACCCCACCCCTGGATGGCTTCTTGCAAGTTCATCGTGTCTCTCCTGTTGGGGTTCGGAGCCGTCAGGCGTCCGACCGATTCTAAGTGGTCAGCCCGCGCCTTAGCGGAGCGCGGTCTCGGTCATCTTGAAGATCTCGCCGACCGCGGACGGCGACGCGACCCACCACTTCGTTTCCGCGTAGGTCGACGAGCTGATCGCGGTCGAAGCAACGACGGTGTTGTTGTCGACCACGTAGGTGCCGGCCACGCCGGTGGTGCCGGTGAGCTGCTGGCGGATCGTGGTGCCGGCGACGACGTTCGTCCCGCTGATCGCCTGGCCGGGACCGAAGGTACCGGCGACGGTGCCGGCAACGGTCAGCACGCCGTAAGTGCCCGAGATCGCCGTGGACGCG